TCGGCCTCGGCCACGTCGGCGGCGGTCCACTCGGCCTCGGCACCCTGGAGGGCCTGGGCACGATCGGTGATTCGGGCGGTCAGGTCGGCAATGTCATCGGCCGACAACTGGGTCAGGTCCTCGGGGAGAGTGAGAGTGTCCACGGTGAGGGGCTCCTCTGTGCAGCAGCGCGGGGCAGATCGGTTGCGGTGCGGCACCCCGACCAGGTCGGGCTCCTCCCGGACGACTAGGTCATCCAGTGACAATCATCATACATGGCAGCCCTGATCGGCGGTGGATACCCTCTCATCCGCGCGGGGGCCGGTTCGGAGCTACGTGGAGGGCTCCACGACCGGCCCCTGGCGTTCAGAGTGCCCGGGACACGCCAATGGTGTCGACACGGTCGAGCACCACCGTCTCGGTGCCGACCTCGGTCCCGGCGGCGCCACCGTCGTCCAGGACGATCACCGTGACGGTGACGGCGATCAGCCCCCCGAACGCGGACAGGCCGGTGACCCGGCCGAGCCGGTCACCGGCCAGCGCGAGCAGGTCACCCCGTCGCACGCCGTCCGCGAGCACCACGTCCATGAGCACCATGCTACGTGACGCGCCACGATCACGCCCGCCAGTTCACGGCGCGAGGATGCCCTCGACGCCGCGATGCCAACCGGCCTCGCTTGCCCCATGGAAGGCGACCCCTGTGCTAGAGACGGGTTGTCTAGCTCATGGCGGGCAACCGCCTAGGCCCAGGGGAGCGCTCCCAGCACATCTAGCTAGTAGGACGCCAACCGGCCTCGCTTGGCCGAGAAGCCGACGAGACGCGGCCCCTCCCCATGACTGCGCTTGCGGTCGTAGACCATCACGCTCCTCTCGATAGTCCCGTCCTCGCGACGCCAGAACAGGGTGCCGTAACCGGTGCAGCGGTACCGGTAGGTGTTGGGCACCCACCCGTCGTCATAGGACCGGATGACCACGATGCGCGGGTCGCTGGCGAACATCGTCAGGACATCGTCAGGGACGTTGGTCCAGGAAGCAGAGCACTCCGCCTCTGGGTGCCTTGTCTCCGGTGGTGGCGATTGGGCTGCTGCCGGTGGTGGTCATGACGATGCCCCTTCCGTGGCGGCATGATGACGCTGGACTGCTTCGCGGAGGATTCGAGCCGACTCTGGGTCCGGGTGACCCGGGTCCGACCAGTGCGCGACGGCCTCGTTGGCGGTGTCGAACTCACGGCACCCCGCGACGTAGCGACCGTCGACGTACCGCAGCACGTAACCGCGGCGGTCGATGTCGAGCACGTCCGCGGGTTGAACGATCCGTCCATCTTCGATGCAACACCACCGGCCGGGCTCGATCCCATCTTCGCCCGGGTAGGCGACCAGTGCGCGATGGCGATCACCGGTCCGGTCGATCAAGATGACCATGCCCGATTCGCCCGCCCGAGCCCAGCAACCGTCACCCAGGGCGCAAGCGATCGCCCCGTCCCCGGTGGTGGTGGCGTGCGCCCCGTGCCCGGTGGTGGTGGCGTGCGCCCCGTGCCCGGTGGTGGTGGCGGACGCCTTGTACCCGGTCGTGGCGGCGGACGCCATGTCCCCGCCCGTGGTGGCGGACGCCTTGTACCCGGTCGTGGCGGCGGACGCCCCGTCCCCGCCCGTGGTGGCGTGCGCCCACTCCCCGGTGGTGGTGGCGTGCGCCCCGTGCCCGGTGGTGGTGGCGTGCGCCCCGTGCCCGGTCGTGGCGGCGTGCGCCCCGTACCCGCCCGTGGCGGCGTTCGCCCCGTGCCCGGTCGTGGCGGCGGACGCCATGTCCCCGGCCGTGGTGGCGTGCGCCTTGTACCCCTCCGTGGTGGCGTGCGCCTCGTTCCCGCCCGTGGTGGCGTGCGCCTTGTACCCGGTGGTGGCGGCGTGCGCCCCGTACCCGGTCGTGGCGGCGTTCGCCCCGTGCCCGGTCGTGGCGGCGTTCGCCCACTTCCCGGCCGTGGTGGCGTGCGCCTTGTACCCCTCCGTGGTGGCGTGCGCCTCGTTCCCGCCCGTGGCGGCCGCCCAGTTCTCGGTCGTGGTGGTCCTGGAGGTGGCGGCCATGATTCCCCTTCCCGGGGGGAGTCCCTCTCCCCCCTCCACTTACAGTGTAGCAGGTTCTACGACGTTTGCAACTACTCGGCGGTGCTGCCCGAGTACCAGGTGTCGGCGCCCAGCGGCACGCCCCAGTCATCGACCGGGTCGACCGCCACGACGGCCTTGGTGATCCACCGGGACCCGCCGTAGTACCGGTCACGCACCCAGACGCCCAACTCGTAGCGGGTGCCCTGCACGAACCCCCGCTTGGTCTGCGTCGTCCGGCGGGCCGGTCCAACCGGAACCCACGCGGCGTAGGTGTCCGTCCGCCACGACACCCCGTACTGAGTGGTCACCTTGCGAGCGTCGGCCACCATCGTCCCGGATCGCAGCGTTGTGTGATGCGGGTGCCTCGCACCCGCAGGTCGTCATGGCGATCATCTGGAACCTCCGGTCCTCGGGGGGCTTCTCCCCCTCCAATTTCAGTGTAGCAGGTTCTACGACGGTTGCAAGAGGGGGGTGAACCACGACGGCACCCGAGACGGGTGCTTGAACGCCAGGACCGGCACCGGCCACACCGCCGGGACCCACACCACCGCGTCACCGCCATGCACCTCGACGTCCCATCGCCGCATCCGCAACATCCGCTCGGCCGTCCGCACCACCACCGGAGGGGCGACTCCCACCGCCCACGCCACCTCGTCCACCGGCAACGCCAGCCCGGCGTGCTCCACGTACAGCAACGACAACGCACCCGCCGTCGGCCCGATGATCGGCGCCCACGCCCGCACCGCCACCTCCACCGGCAGACACGCACCCGCCGCCGGTGACCCCACCGCCGGACACCACCGCTCCACCGCCACCAGGGACCTCACAGCGCGGCCATCCGATCCCGGACCGCCACCTGGAACGCCGCGACCTCGTCCGGGCCGACACGCCCCGCACGGACGTTCACCGACGCCACCGCGTCGAGCATGTCGGCCACCACGTCATCCTCGGGGCGGCCATGCACGTCGACGTGCACGAGCCACCACGGCCCGGACTTGAACCAGAGCCGCTTCACGTACCAGCCGCCGTTGCGTGACGGAGCCCGGAACGACGGCGCGATGATGTCCCGGCCCGTTTCGGCCGCAACCTTCCGCGTCGCAGCGCCCATCTCTCGGACCACCCCCACCCACCACGCAGTCGTCGCGATCACCGGTCGTCCCACTCGTTCAGGAGGGTGTCGGTGAGCGCGGCCTCGTCGTCACCGTTCCCGGCGACCGACGCCACCGCGAACGTCGCCGCACCGGCAGCGTCCCAGGACCGGAGAACGCGAACCACCTCGACGCCCGGCGACGTACCGTCCACCGGGTCGGGACGGCCGGGGATCAGCAGGACCCGCAGGTCGTTGTCGCCACGAACGACAAGCCCACGGATCAGCGAGTCGTGAGCCGAGCCGATCGACCGGTAGGCGACCGCCACCAGAGGCAACACACTGGGTTCGGACATGGCGTCCAGTTGTTCCGTCATGCCAACAGTGTGCATGACGATGCGACACCAGCCCGCGGGGGAGGGGTCACCCGCCGAGGATCGCGGCGAGCCTCTCCCGGGCCGCCTGCCGACGCGACGGGACCGTGTGCGCCTCCAGCGCAGCCAGCCGCGCCTCCAACTGGTCGACCCGTGCCTGGGCGGCCGCCAGTTGCATCGTGTGACGGCCCCGTTCCACGACCGCACGCGACAGGCGTCCGGTGCCGACCATCGCCTCGATGCGGCCGTGCACCACCCGTCCCGCGTACACGCCGGGGAGGGTGTACGCGACACCGGAACCGGCCGACGCCGCGAGTGCCTGGTGGACACGGGCGGGGACCTTGAACCCCGAGTTGTTCACCACGAGCATCGCGCACAGTTCCAGCGCGCCGCCGATGGGCCGCCAGTCCGGGGACACACCGTCGGCGCCGTTCACGGCACGCATCTGCGCGGCGGTGATGGTCGGGCGGGCGGCGCCGAACACGGCGATCCCCCACCGGTCCTCGTACACCGCCACGTCACCGATCGCGGCGCCGGTGTGCGCGTAGAACGTCTGAGCGTCCGAGGCGCGCATGGCAAGGTCCGGGTGGACGGTGTCCATCACGATCGGACCGGTTGACACCCATTCGCCCTCGGCGGTCATCGTGCGGCCGGTCAGGAAGTGCCGGTACCCGGCCTTCGACTTGGGGGGCCGCACCTCGTGACGGAACCCGATGTGCGGCAGGTCCCACAGGGCGACGTGGCCGTACACCTGCCCGTCCGGTTCGACGGTGAACATGGTCGGCCCGGCGAGGTCCCGGTACTCAAACCAGGCGGCCGGTGGCCGCTCCGGGATCGCGGCGGCGGCGACAAGCGCGTCGACCATGACTGGCACCTCCCAGGTGATACGTGCGGCGTCACCGAACACGGTCGCCGTCGCGGCGGTCATGCACGTCAACCGGTCATCCCACGCGGCCGACGCGGTCAGAGACACCGCCGCCTCCTGGAACGCCGGGAACGGGCACAGGGTCCCTCCCATGATCCGGCCTTCGTGGACAAGGTCGGGGGGTACGAACCCCTCCAGGTCGGGGGATGACCACTCCCCGATGACCCGGTCAATGTCGGCGGAGATACCGCGCATCATCCCGGTCGCGAGCATCTGCACGGCGACCGCGCCGGGCTCCAGAGCACGGTCGATCACACCGGCGGAGCGGATCACCGCCTCGTTCGCCTCGTCCCTCCAGATGCGGTCGATGCGGCCCACGAGGAGCGCCCCGGCGTGACCGTCGCCGCCGTCCGGGTTCGCGAACATCGACATCAGCGGCAGAGGCAAGTCGCGCCAGGTGAGCGCACCGACGTCGATGATCCGTCCGTCACCGGCCTCGACACCCTCCACGATCAGGACACCCTCCCACGGGACCATGTTCGCGGTGTCCCCACCGAGCCGTTCCGCGCGGAGGAGCGGATCGTCCGCGAACCGGACAACGGGGGTACCGGCGGCCGCTGCGACCGCCTCGGCCGGGGCCTCGTCCTCGACGGTGACGACGTCCGGGTCGTCGGCCGGGAGTGCCGTGTCACCGACCGGGATCACTTCACCGGCCGACGAGACGAGCACCAGCCCGGAGAACGTCATGGCGGTGCCCTTCAGGGCCTTCACGTCAGCGACGGGGATGTCACCCACCTGCACCGCCAGCGGGTACTCGCGCCACTTCAGCGTGCCGACCTCCTGGGCGGCGTCGAGGGCACCGGTCACGGCGCGGTACGCGTCGAGCAGTTCGCGTGACCCGGTGTCCATCAGCACGGCACGACGCAACGGGTTCGACGCCGTCAGCGACGTCTTGGCCGCCGCGGTGACGTCCGCCGGGACGGTCAACCCGGCGGCCACCGCCGCCATGTCCGACGGTTCCACCGCGACCAGTTCCGCGAACGCGAGGAACGGGAAGTGCGCCATGTACGGCAGGCCCTCCCCGGCGACGTCGACCTCGGACGTGCACGGCATCCCGACCAGCCACACGTCGCCCTTCAGCGACCGCTTCTGCGGGGCGAACTCGGCGCTGTCTGCCCTGGGCATGGCTTCTCCCATCTTCTTCCGGCGTATCCCGGTGGCGTCGTTGTAGGCGTTCGCGTAGGCGAGCAGTTGGTCGATCGGCATGTTCACCTTCAGCGCGGGGAGCCGCACCGACCCGTCACGGGTCGCGGCGGCCGCCGCGCCAGCCCACCGATGGTGGCCGTCCAGGATGTGACCGTCCGACGAGACGATGATCGGGTTCCCCTCGCGCAGCTTCCCCGCCTGGATCGCCTGCATGATCTGCCCGCTCTTGCGGCCGTCCAACTCGGACTGTGTCGCGAGGAGGTTCCGCGGGTCAGCCTTGAACGTCTCGGCGGTGAACCCGTCCGCCTGGAGCGTGGTCAGGAAGTGGTCCATGCGCTCCTCGGGAATCTGCGGCATGGTGTCCCGAGGGCGGCCGTTGGCGCGCATGGCCGAATACATCCCGGCCGTGCCCTGCACCGTCAGGAGTGTCAGATCGACCGGGGCATCCGCCGCGGCGAACTCGTTCATGATGTCCACGACCGGCCCCTGGTCGGTGACAACCGGGGTCCCGGTCAGGACCGCCGTGGCGGCCGCCCGCGGGTCGTCGGTGACCACCGCACCGTCCGGGGCTCCGGCCTGTGTCCCGGTGCCCTTCGGCGCGAACCGGCCGATCTCGTCGTGCCACGGGTTCCCGGACTGCTTCCCGGCCTCAAACGCGGCCGCGCCAGGCACCGGCGCGAACCGGCCGACCTCGTCGTGCCACGGGTTCCCCGACTGCTTCCCGGCGAACTCGGCGGTGGTCCACTGGGAGCGGAGCAGTTCCGCGAACCGTTCGGCGTCGAACCGGAGGGTGAGCCCGTCGATGGTGGTCGCCGTGAACGTGTCGCCGTCGTCGTCTGTGGCGACCGCCACGAACTCGTCCCACACGCGCTTCACCGGCACGGCCCTTCCCATGTTCTCGGTTGTCGCGCGGGGTGCCCACAGTATGCCCGACGACGGGCGCCGCATGGTGGAACGGTTCAGCGTCGAGTGAACGATTCGGCCAGCCACCGGTCGAGGTCATCGAGCAGGTACAGCCCGGTTCTCCCCGCCATCCGCACCGGCCGCGGGAAGTCCACGGTGCGACGCGACTCAAACGCCCACCGGCGCACCCGACGCACCGGGTGACCGGTCAGGGCAGCCCACTCGGCCAACGTCACCTCGCGCCCGGTCATCGGGTGCCGATCGTACGCCACACCGGGCGACCGGGCCGGGACTCGTCCAACGCGACGAGGTGCAGCGCGGCGGCGGCCCGCAACCGGGACCGTGCCGTCTCCCGGGACACGCCGAGCACCTCCGCGACCTGGCCGGTGGTGGCCTCCCCGTCGAGGAGGGTCACCGCGTCAGCAGCGGCGGCCGCAGACCGGGCCTCGGCCGGGGGGGAGGTGAGGGTCGTCAGGTTGGCGGTAGGCGGCGCCCACGGAGAGACGTGGGGTTCCCGTGCTGGCGGTGGGGGCGGCAAAGTGCCAGGTTGGCGGTGGTCGGTTGGCGGTTCGGCGGTCGTCTTGGCGGGCGTCTTGGCGGTCCGCTTGGCGCCCAACCCGTCGAGGGACGGGAGCACGACCAGGTGGTCGGCCCCCCGGTAGGCGGGTGCTCGCCGGGCCAACTCGACCACGGGGTCGCCGTCCTGGTCACCGTCCCCCACCCAGTAGACCTGCACCGTGGGCGACCCGTCCGTCACCCCGCGCAACACCGCCCGGCCGGGGCGCGACAGGGCGGCGCGTTCGACGGGCGTGGCGGCACGCCCCAGGATCATCTCGTACTGGGTTGCCTCCTCGCACGGGAGACACACCCGCACCGGGAGGTTCGACCGGACCGTCTTGTCGCCCATGACGTCCTGCCCGGGTCGCTGGGTTGACACGACCAGTTGCACACCGAGGGCACGCGACAGGCGCGCCAGTTGCCCGATCTGTTCCCACGCCCACGACGACGCCTCGACCACCTCCCCGATCACGACGAGGAGCAACGGGAACGTCGTCGGGCCGGTCCCCTCAACACCGATGGTGACCTTCGATGCACCGGCGTCGAGACACGCCCGTTCCCGCCGCCGTAGCTCTGCACCAACCCACGAGAACAGGTCCTCCTCGGCGGCGGCGCCAGCGGCAAACGCCGCACAGGACGGCGCCCACCGCGCCCAGTCCAACCCGCCCTTGTAGTCCAGGAGCGCGACCTTCGCGTCGCGTGCGAACACGGCCCACCCGACGAGGATGGCGGTGGCACCGTCCTTCCCGCCGCCCGTCGTCCCGGCGAGCAGTGTGTGCGCGCCCATCCCGAACCGGAACGGGACGGGTGTCCCATCGGAGAGCACACCGAACGGGGCGGGGTCGAGCACCGAGTGGCCCCCGGCGGTGAGCCGGTCCGCGACCGGCCACGGCACCTTCGCAGGCAAGTTCTCCCACCCGGTGTGGAGGTTCACGTAGATGGTGCCGCGCCGTTCCGATCCGAGCTTGTCGACAACGACGCTGGACTCGACCACGTTCAGCCCGGCGGCCAGACCGCGCCGCGGGATCGCCTCAACGGAGTCCGTGAGCCCGACCATCTCGACGTCGACCGCCCACCCGAGACGCGTCGACCGGTAGGCGCGCACGGTGGCAGGCCGCCCCAACTCGGCCAGGACCGACGCGACGGCGTCACGGCGACGTTGTTCTTCGGCGGCGGCGCGGGCGGCGTCGGCGGCGACACGTTCAGCGGTGACACGTTCAGCGGTGAACGCACGCCACGCCGCGACAGGGTCAACGCGGTGGTCGAGAAGGTGAGAGGTGTACGCCCTGAGCCACCGGACGGCGCGGATGGTGGCACCGGCGACGGCCGCCGCGCGCGCCGGGGGCGGCGACTCGGACAGGGCACGACGGCGGTGCAACACCCACGCGAGGAGCGCCGCCCACAGTGTCACGGCGGCGACGATGACCGGGAACCCCCACAGGGCGTACGCCACGACGTGAAGCACCACCCACGCCACCGCCGCGAACACTGCCGGTTGCCTATCCCGTTGCGCTTGCTGTGTCACACCGGGTGATATTATCCGGGCGGTACCACCCGATACGGACAGAGGGGACTCACACCATGACGGACACACTCACCCACCACAACGGCACCGACTCCGGGACACCAGACCCGGCCGACAAGCGCACCCCGGCGCAGCAGGTGTTCGGGACGTTGGACACCGCAGCGTCGCGGAACGCGTCCCACGCCCCGCACTTGGCGCGCATCATGACGGCCGCTCTCGACGTCCCGGAGGGGATGCGGAGCACCGTCCTCGCGACCGCCGTCCGGGCGTTCGCCGTCGGGGCACCCGACGCACAGATGGCCGCCCTTGTCGCGGCGTTCACCGCGATCCACTGCCCGGACGCCGCGACCCCCGTCGCATCGGCGCCCGCCGCCGCGGTCACCGCCGGGCGGCGCCGCAACCGTGCCCGGAAGCCCGATGGAACGGCGGAGTGACCGGCATGGGGACCATCCCAGCGGATCAGGTCGGCCCGCTTGCCGTGGGGGCGGCCATCGTGCTCCTCGTGGCGTACCGGCCGGTCACACGGTCACCGCGTCTGTTCACCGTCTGGCTTGTCGGCCTTGCCGCCGTCGCGGTGCGGTGTATGCCACGAGACGGTGTCGGCGGGGGCATCAGGTGGACGTTCCCGGACGGGGTTTCGATGGCACCGTACGTTGCGCTCGGTGTGCTCGTCCTCGCGGCGGTCGCCACGTCACTGTGCCGGGCGGTGATCGGCCGATGACCCTCACCGTCGTCCTCGTCGTCGTGGTCCTCGCCGCCATATGGATCGGGGTGCGCTATGGCTGACGGCAAGGCTCACACGATCAGTTTCCCGTCGTTCAAGCGGACCCGGACGTGGGGCACCCGGTTCTTTCTCTACCTCGCCGTCCCGGTTCTCGCGTGGGTAGGGGTAGTGGCGGTGACCGTCGCCGCGAGGACCGACGACACGACGTTCCTGCACGTCGCCGTCGACCAGGCACTCGTGACGGGGGAGTGGCTCGCGCACCGCGGCCACGACCTCGTCACCGGCGTGTCCGACATCATCCGCGTCCTCTGGCGTGCCGTCGAAGGGATCGGGGAGTGATGCTCCTCGTCGCGTCGATCGCGACGGTGGTGGCGATCGCCTTCATGGGGATCGCCACCGTCGCGTTCTGCGCGCGGATGACCGACGCGTCGTTCCCCCGGACGGTGCAGCAGGCACCGGTCGAACGGTCCCGTGACGTCGAACGGGTCGAACGGGTCGAACGGGTAATCGTGATCGTCGCACCGGAGCAACTCGGTCAGGTGTCACCGTTCCTCGGGCTTCCCGACGGCCGCGGCCGCGGATGGTGACCGGTGCGGCGGCGGACCGAGTGGCACTACCAGTTCATTGACGACTGGACGTCGAGGATCGTGACTCCGGTCCTCGGTGCCGTCCCCCAGCCCGGCGACCGGTGGCCGGTGAACGGGTGGCCGCACCACGTCATCGAGGTCCTCTCTGTCGGGCAGTGGGGCACGTCGGCGGTCGCGGTGCTGGAGCCCTACACGGTGGACGGTGTTCCCGTGATGGCGACCCGGCCTGGGCGCGTCACCTGCGGGTTCGGGTGGGTCACCGCGGACACCACGAGGGCCACCCCGCCGACCGGGCCGCGGGTGCGGCGATCCCGCCCTCGGCGTGCCCGCGCCCCCAAGCAGACGGTCGTGTCGCGTCCACCGGTGGCGCACACTCCCGCCGCTCCCGGTGGGAGGGTCACGGAGACACGCCACAATCACCCGGGACCCTACTGGCAGTGCCGGGAACGGCCGGTCCCGGGGTGCCCCCGATGCCGGGAACTTGTGACCGGTGCCAGCCCCAGGGAGGGCGGATGGAAGGACTACGCAGCATGACCGACACCGGGCCACGCGACGCCGCCGTGGTGCTCTCCGCGCTCGCGTTCGGGGCGTACATGACGGCGGTCCGGGAACCGTCCGTGCACGTCCCGGCGACCGTCGCCGGGCTCGCGCTCGCCACGCTGGCGGCCGGGTCCGGGTGGCGATGGTGGCGGCGCGTGGCCCTCGACGCCGCGGTCGACTGGGACGGTGATCCGCTTCCCCCGCCGGACACGGAGACACGTCACGACCCTGGCACACCGACACAGGGATGGGAGAGCGGCGGGCCGTCCGACCCGTACGGGGTGTTCACCCCTCGGGGGTGACGGCGTCGGTGATCGTGGCCGGGTCGACGGACACCCCGGCCACGTTCACCTGCCAGTAACCGAGCGTCTCAACCCAGTGGAGGGTGAGGTACCCGGTGACCGTGTCCGGTGTCCCGGCGACGACGTGATCGGGGGCGTCGTCAAGGTCGCCGTCCTGCCACGGCGAGTCCCAACCGACGGGGCGCGCCGTCACGTACCGGCCGACCATGTCGGCGGGCACGGGGCGGCGAGGGCGACGGTCAGTCGTCATACGGGACCATCATCTCCTGCCCGGCGGCGCGGGCGGCCTCGGCGGCGGGGAGCATCCGATCCCACAGGGCTTCCTCGTCCGGGGTGAGGTCCAGGGTGGACTTGTCGACCTGCCCGTGGAGGGCGGCCCACACCATCATCGACACCCACACGGCCGGGGTGTCCCGGCGACGATCCTGGAACGATGCGGCGGTGTTCATCTGCGCCCTCCTCGACCTGAACGTACCGGCCGGTGCGACAGACGCCGTGGCGATGTCCGGCCGTTCGTCGTACTCGCCCTTCGCTATGAACGTGTCCCACAACCCTTGGTCGTGCACCTTCAGGGGTTCGCCCTTCCGTTTCGACGCGACGAGCCGTGGGGGGCCTTCCGCGCTGTTGTCGTGCAGCATCAGGTCATCGAACGTGTCGAGCGTGTCGACCAGTCTCCGGGTGGACTCGCGATGCTTGTCCACGATCACGTCCGGGAGGACAACCCGGCCGGTTGCCGCCGCGCGGGCGTCGGCCCGTGCGAGGGCGGTGGCGACGTCGACGGTCGTGTACCGGCCCACCAGTTCCATCCCGACGTCGGCGGCCACTTCCGCGGCCCGTGCCGGTTTCGTCCCGGTCCCGTCGAGGATCACGTTCGCGCCTCGTTCGATGGCAGCCGCCTCGATCCGCTTCGCGAGGTACGACGACTCCTCGTGGGTTCTCGGCGCCCACCCGGGTTCCCCCGCGGCGCCTTCGGGGAGCATTGCCTTGACCTCGTCGGCGTTCACGATCACGGCGTGAGCGGGCCGTTCGTACACGCCGCTGTTCAACGCGGTCGTCTTGCCCGCGGCGGGGCCACCGCCGAGCATGACGAACACGCGGGGAGGTGGCGGGGTGGCCGCCTGCCCGTCCCACTCGGCGGGCGGTTGCCCGTTCCCGGACAGGTAGTCGGTGACGATCTTGTCGTGCAGCGCGGCGCGTTCCGGGCTCCACTGCCCGGCCTGGAAGTCGTAGAACGTCGACACGGTCGCGGTCGGGTTCGCGTCCGGGACGACGTTCGCGGCGACGGGGATGTCTCCCATGCCGGGACGGCCGCCGTGCATACTCCCGGGTGCCGATGGTGACCGGTCGTCGGGCATCGGCAGCCGGGCCTCGGACGTCGCCCAGTTCTTCCCGGTGCCCTTCGGCGCGAACCGGCCAATCTCGTCATGCCACGGGTTCCCGGACTGCTTCCCGTCAGCGAACACGGCCGACGTGGCGTCGATGGCCTCGGGCGGGGTGATCGACCGAAGCGCGGCGTCGTACAGGTCGCGTTCGGGGCCGTCCGGGATCGCGGCGGGGGTGCCGAGCGGCGCCCACCGGCGCACCACCTCGCGCTTGTCGATGTCATCCCCGACCGCCGGGGAGGTCGCGAGGCGCGCCAGGTGACGCGACCAGTCCGGTTCCGGCCACGCACCGGTCGAGAACGCGATGGTGGCGGACGCCTTCCGTTTCCGGCCCGGCGCCTTGAACCCGGAGTCGATCACGAGCGCGCCACGGTTCAGGACCACGGTCTGCGGTGCGCGGCCGTCGGGCGCGTTGTTCGTGATGGCGTCGTACCCGAGCGCGATCGCGGCGCGGCCGTAGTCAGCGACGGTGAGCCGCCGGGCGACCGTCTCCGGGTCCTTCCCCTTCCCGATCTGCTTCCTGGCCTCGGTGATCCCTTCGTAGAGGGTGTCGATGTCGATGGTCTTGGCGGCGGGGTGGAGCGCCATGCGGACCACGGTCCCGCCGGACTTCCCCGCGTAGTTGACGGCACGATCCACCTCGGGGGTGGTGTAGCTGCCGGACCCGTCGATCCCCCGCCCCCAGAACAGGGTCCCGTCGGTGAACTCGGACGCGAACTCTTGGCGGCCGACGCCCCGGTACAGGACGGTCGCGCCAGAGTCGGCCACGTAGGCGTCGAACTCGGCGGAGCCCATCTTCTGCGGGAGGGCGTCGTACCCGCGTTCCGCCCCGAGGGTCGCGGCGGCGTGATCCCACTCGGTGACCACCACCCGGGTCGGGTCGAGCGGGTCGACCGTCTGAGCGGACGCGTACCCGGTTTCGTCCACCGCGAACTTGCCGTCGACGGGGGCGGTCGGTGACGTCACGTTCTTCTTCTTCAGGACCCGGGCGACGTCGTCCAGTGGGGGGAGTGCCGCCAACGCGGCGCCCATCGCGGCAGGGTCGGTGAGCGTCCCTTGGTACGCGTCACCATCGAACGGTGACGCGGCCCCGGCGCCCTTCGGCGCGAATCTGCCCAGTTCGTCGTGCCACGGGTTCCCCGCGAACGTCACGGCCCACGCCATGTCGGGTTCGGTGTCGAGGAGGTGTTGGGCGAGCCACCCGTCGTCCACCACCCGGCGGCCCACGACGACGTCGTCCGGCGGAGGGGCGACCGCGACGAGCGCGGCCTGGTCGAGCAACTCGATCTGCACGGCCATCGCCTCGATCGCAGCGTCGTACAGGTCGCGTTCCGGACCGGTGGGAATCTCGGTCGGGTCGTTGAACCGTTCCCACCACGACCGGACCATCGCCCGGTACTGGGGGTTGTCACGCACCGCCGGGGATTGAATCACCCGGGCCAGGTGACGTGACCAGTCGGGGCGGGTCATCAGCGGCATCATTCGCCTCCCAGTTCGGTGAGGATGGCGTCGGCCTGGTCGGCGGTGAGGGACCCGTCCGCGACCATCTGGTCAACCACCGCGACGATCCGGACCCCGTCGAACTCCGGTTCGATGCCCGGTCCGGTGACCGGCCGGGGGGTCGGCGGCGCGGATGGTGGCCGGGTGGGAGCCACGTCACCCGGTGGCATCGGCGGGGCGACCTCGACCGTCGCCGTCGCCGGGAAGATCAAGGTGGCAAGGTCGTAGAACGCGTAGAACAGGGCGACCGGGTCGGACGCCACGGTCCACAGGCCGGGGCCGACCTGGATCATGCCGCCCTCGTCGGCGGCGAACTTGACGGCCAACGCGATCAGGTCACCGTCGGCGGGTTGGCCGTTCTCCAGGACAGTTCCGTCCGCGGTGCATTCCCACACGATCCGATCGGCTCGGATTCTCCACAACATCGGTCCTCCACCGTCAGGGTACGTCACGATGCGTCACCGCCCGGCGCTCACGAGGACACCGACCGCCCACCATGCTTGCGCGCGTTGCGGGCCGTTCGCGGTGAGCGACGCGGTGAGCAGGTTCGGCAACTGGTCGAACGACGTGGTCCACGTCTCGGTCGCCCACGCGTCCGCGATCGTGTTGAACCCGGGGTCGGTGTAGAACGTCCCACCGTAGGAGCGGGCCACCACCGGCGCAGCATCCGCCACGACGGTGTGCCTCTGCTCCGAGTCAGGGTCGTGGTGCACGATCCCGCCTGCGGTCGCGGTGCGCGACGCGAGGAACGCCTTGGACGCGTCGAGGACGCCCGGGACCTGCTGTTCGACGGGGTGCATCACCTCGTGGCGGATCACCCCCTCACGGCCGCCGATGCCCGTGTCGCGGTCACCGTGGGCGGTGACCACTATCTCGTGGTCCCGCGGGTTGTACCAGCCTCCCGTTGTCCCGGACGGACCGGAGAGGTGAGTGACCGTGACCCCGTCGACGGCGGCCGTCCATTCGCGGGGCATGACCTCAGCCATCGCCATCACCCGCTCCTGAACGTCCATCTCGTTCAGGCTCGGGCGCGCTAGCTCCACCCGGATAGGGCCGTCCGGCGAGTCCCGGTACTTGATCTTCCGTTCAGGGGTCTTCGCGTGGATCGTGCCATCACCGAACCCGGGGACCATGTCCCGGAACGCCTTGTCCAGTTCCCGGTGCAGGGGGCGGACGGCGGCCGTCACCTCGTCCGCCGCTTCAGCCATCCGGCGTGGCTCAAGCCAACGGGTCCCTGCGGATGTGCGCCAGGAGGAGGCGATGTCGTTGACCGTCTCGCACGCTTGGGCCAACCGCAGCCGCTCGCCCGGCGACATGCGCGTCAACGCGTACCGGACGGTCGCCTCACCGGCCTGCGTGATGGCGTCCGTCAACTCGTAGGAGCGGCGCGTCGGCATGTCCCCAACGACCCCCGACCCGCTGCCGTCGTGGAGGAGCGCGATGGCGGCGGCCTGCGCCGCAACCGCCTCGGCGCGTCGCTGGGCGAGATGCCGGGTCGCGGTCCCTTCCCACGGGTCCCCCTTCGGGGACAGACCGTCGCGCCTGAGCCTGTCCCATAGCTCGCCCGCCTGCGCGGCGGGGAGCGTCCCGTCCGCGACGAGACGGTCGAGATGGTCCCCTAGTTGCCGGGCGGTCATCCCGCGCACAGCGAACGCACGCCCCGTGCCCTTCGGCGCGAACCGGCCCCGTTCGTCATGCCACGGGTTCGCGAACACCGCGACCCCGTCGACCACGGTGTCGACGGGCGTCCACGAGTCGTACACCGACTCCGGGGGTTGAACCTGGAGAATCGACCGGTTCAGGAGGACCCGATACGTCCCCGCGGCGATGGCGTCGTAACCCAACACCGCCGCGACCCGTCCGGGGTCCCGAAGGATCATCTCGACCCGGTCACGTTGCAACCCGGCGGGCATCGACTCCAGACGGTCAAACGCGAGCATCTGACCGTTCAGGACCTCCTCGACGGGGATCACCTTGGCGTCCTTCGGCAACCCAACGGTGAGCAGCGACCCCTCCGGCACCCCGTAGTCGTTGGCCTCCCCCTTGTGAGGGGTGGTGTACGTACCGGACCCGTTCATCCCCGTGCCGGGGAACAGTGGCCCTTCAACGAACTGGTCGGCCAGTTCCCGGGAGCCGCGCAGCCCGCGGTACAGGACGGTGTGCGTGTCCGTGTCGACGTCACGGACCAGTTCCGGGGGGCCGTCGAACCCGCGGTCAGCGAGGATCGAACCGAGCACCGCGTCGAACACGACCTTGTTCCCGTCGTCAGCCGACAGGAAGTACCCGAACCCGACCTCGTCCATGACGGCCTTCCCGTTCGGGGAGAACGGGGTGTCCACGGTGTCGCCACGCAACGGCCAGTCGACACCAGGGTCGAACGCCAGGATCGCGGCGGCGATGGCCTCTGGGCCGCGGACCGTCCCTTGGTAGGTGGCGTCCGCCCAGTAGCGGCCGGTGCCCTTCGGCGCGAACCGGCCGACCTCGTCGTGCCACGGGTTCCCGCCACCGGCGGCGAACTCGGCGCCGGGGGAGGGAGGGGCGGCGTCGACGGCGGCCTGTTCAGCTAACGACGTTGACAGGGCGTCCCCGAACCCGACGGTCGGGTCCGCCCCCGCGGCGGACGCGGTCAGTGACGCGACGACCCCCGCCACCCACTCGTCCGGGTCACCCCACTCGGGATGCCCGAACCCGTGGTGTGCAGCGGACCGGGCCAGGTTGCACGCCCGGCACGACGGGAGCAGGTTCGCGAGCCGGTACGTCCCACCCTGCGGCCCGGTCAGAATCTTGTCCTGTTCCAGCTTCTCGTACCCGTTCGGGTTCAACGCCGGGTCGGCCGAGTAGTGCAGCTTCTTCCCGCAGTGCACACACGCCACGTACCCGACGTCCCCCCCACCGAACTCGCGGTACAGGTTCTCGGACCGGCGGCGCCGCGACTCGGCCGACCCACGCCGGTCACCACCCGGGCGTCCCCCCGCTGCCCGCTGAGCGGCCGCCTGGCGGCCCTTGGCGACGTCGGCGGGGGATGGTGGCGGGACGGCCCGCACCTTCGCCCTGGCGCGCTCCTGGGCGGCGTGGAGGACATCCAGGGGGGCGAACCCCCGCCCGGCGCGGGACACGTCGTCGTCAAGGTCGGCTGTCGCCGTCGCGACCCGTTCCCGCAGCCTCGCGGTGGACGACAGATGCCGGTTCGTGATCCCCGCCGCCCGGGCACGGACGAGGGCCTCGACACGGCCCAACTGGTCGACACGGTTCGCGCAGTCGTCGGCGCCTTTCGCCGCCGCAGCGACGATGGTGGAGAGGCGTTCCGTCGTCTTGAACGACCGGGTCAACTGCCACCGGCACTTCTGCGCCAGGATCGCCGCCTGGAGGTCAGCCTTCCGCATCCCACGCGTCCCCTTGATCCCCAGGTCCCGTGCCACACCCCGCAACTGTGCGGTAGTGGCGTCCATGACCCGATCGACACGGCGGCCGCGGAGCAGCCCGATCGTGCACCGGCAGTTCACCCGTTCCTCCGGGGGAAGCGACCAGTGCCCCGGGGCGGGGACCTCCCACCCGGAGAGGCGGAACAGGCCGTCGATCGGGACGGTCTGCCCGTCCATGTACCGGTGCGTGTCCCGCACCCGGGAGTCGTGCATGGTGATCCACCGCTTCGCGCGGCCGTCTCCCAACTCCCACGCCGCGGCGGCACCGGCGTTCGCGGCGGCGACCAACTCCGTCCGAGCCCACGACCGGGCCTGCGCCTCGGTCATCGGGGACTCCGCCTCGGCGCGGGCCGCCAGTTCGGTGACCGTCGACCCGTTCCGGATAGCGTCACCGACCCACGTCCGCATCCGCCGCGACGACAGGTCCGACCACTTGCGGACCTCGGTCAGATGCCGGTCAACGACCTGCCCCACAGCGATGTCGTTCACCGGCCACCCGTAGCGGACCGACTCCGCGATGACCTGGTCCACGATCAGGTCCCCCAACGGGTCCACGATCGTCTCGTCCACCACCTGCTGCCACCCGGCGGTCGATGCCGCACCGACAGCGACGATCACCGGGTGTTCGGCCTCGGCCACCGCCAGGTCGCGGAGCCCGGCGAACATCGCCACGAACGCGCCCTCCAGGGCGTCGGCGTCGTCGTTCAGCGGTGCATCGTCGGCCACAACGCCCTCTCCACAACCTCGGGGGGGACACGCGTCCCGGCCGGGGTGCGGGGCAGACCGGTGTGGAGGTTCTCGGTCACCCAACGGTCCAGGGCGGCGGTGAGCGCGTCGACCGCGGTGATCGCGGCCTGGGACGCGGCGACCGGGCCAGCCCCCCGGTTCGCGTCCTCAACCCAGTGACGGACACGCGACGCGAGCGGAGTCCACGCCCCAGCGAACAGGTCGTCGGCGGTCAACCCGCACCGCTGGAGTGTCTCCGGGTCGATCCACGCGAACAGTTCCCCGGGAGCGGTGGCGGCGACCCTGGGGGCGAGGTCCGGGAGGTGGCGGGCACGGGACCGGACCCGGTTCTCGGCGCGTTCCAACGCCCGTTCGACCGCCATGTCGGCGGCGCCGAGCACGACGGCGGGCACCGCGCCGGGGGTTCCCGGGATGGGGGACTGGGGGACGTCGGCTCGCCCGGCGTCGATCTTCGTGGCCGGGTCCTCACCGAGCCCGTTCCCGCCGCCCATCCCACCCGCCGCAGCGCCACCCACGGTGAGGGCCTCCGGGTCGATGTTCTCGAAACCGGCGATGGTGGGCAGGAGAGCCTTCGCGAAGATCGACGGGGCGGTCATGATGAGCGTCATCGCGCGCCGCTGGTACACCTCGTCGTCGTTCGGGGCGTCCGCCGGGTCGAACCCGTGCGCCCTCAACATCGACTCGTCCGAGATGAGCAGGTTCCGGTGCAGTTCCGTCGCGCTGCCCGCCTCGTCGCTCCCCGACATGATCGGGGACATATCGACGGTCACCCGGTAGCCGCGGGCGTCGGCGGCCGACAGGCCCTCGTACACCTCCAGCATCGGGCGGAGGAACGAGTAGGTGAGGAACTCCCCGATCCCGACGCCGAGCGGCCCGATGTGCTTCACGACGAAGTCGACATCGACGTTCGCGGCAGTCCAATGGTTCAGGGACGACTTGCCGGACACCATCTCGGGTGGCAGGTCAAGCCCCTGGTTCATCCGTTCCCGGGCCTCGGCGCGCAGCCGCATCCCCCACTCGTCCAGGTCGCGCGCGAAGTCAATCGACTTGATCTTGTCGGCCGACTCGGGCGGGCCTCGCAACACGAACGGGAGGAGGGACGCCAGGTTGTCCGGGTCATCGAGCGGGGACTGGATGTGATCCCACAGTTCCCGGGTCAACGGGTCGATATCGCCGTCGACGTCGCCGGGGGACTCGTCACCCGGGCGGTGCTCAAACGTCACGTCGTCCGGGACGTAGAGGAGTTTCGCGGGGATGCGCGCCTGCGCGATCGCGGACACCATCCGGGTCAACGCGGCAATCTCCTCCGCGATGGGGAGGACCCGCTTCACCGGTGAGGTCGCCAGATCGGAGTACCGCGGGTTCGGACGCCAATGGCGGGCCACGTAGTGTTCGTCGGACAGTTCCTCGCGTGACACACCGTCCCGGTTGCGGTACGCGCGGCCGGATGTCTCGATCCGGCATTCGTCCGTTGAGAGGAACTCCCATAGGAACTCGTCCGCGTCCTGGTCGTCGGGGGTGCCGACCAGGTACGTCTCCCCGGCGACCTCCAGGTGGAGTGCCACCCGCCGCTTCAGTTCGGTTTGTCCGCCCATCGGGCCGACGAACCGGTCCATGACCCGGGCGGGGTCGTC